TTAAATCAATGTTTAAAGAATCCATTACCCGTACCACCATTTTCTGTTGCTTTAGATTTAGCATTAAAAATTTATTGGACAGGTGCTGTAACAAGTAATTTGTGTGTAGTTACCGTACCAGGAGTTACTGCAGCTTATATTGATGCAGAAGGAATTAAAAACAAAAGTGTGGATGACTTTTTAGACCAGTTAATTAAATCTATGAAGAACCACTTAAAACAAGTTCAAGGAGTTGGTGTACCATTGGGGACTGTACCAACATTTTGGACGGGTTATAAAATACCAGACAAGGGAGTGTAAAAATGACTAAAAAGGACTTAGTAAAAATAATACGAGAAGTCGTTAAGATAGAAGTTAAAAAACAGGTGAAGGAGATACTTATTAAGGAGAATAGAAATTCTTCTAATCTCAAGTCACTTGTAAAACCAACCGCTAAGAAAAGAGTAGTTAAGAAGAAGGATCCAGTACACTATACTGATAATCAATCTTTAAATGACATACTCAATGAAACAGTTGGACTAAACGATAAATCACAAGAAATGGATGAGTATCCAACAATGGGTGGTGGAGCATTTGATTCAAGTAGAGCAGCAGAACTATTAGGATACGGAGATGGACTCGGTGGTGGTGATAAAGAAACTCAAAGAAACATCGGAGCAGTTCAAACTATGAGAGAAGCTGGAGTAACTTCAGAACAATTACCTGATAGTGTTGTAAATGCTTTAACTAAAGATTACTCAGGAGTAATGAAAGCAATAGAGAAAAAGAAAAAAGGTGGAGGCGGATTTAGACCGTAAATAAATGCCAGAAATATTTGATTCAGTAAGAGCACTAAATGATGATGAAGATTCTTTCTTCGGATGTACCTTTCCGTTAAGACACGGGAACGATGGATTCTTTCCACAATCATCTACACTAAAAGAACAAGCGTCATCTAATATAAAAAATTTACTTTTAACAATGAAAGGTGAAAGAGTTGGACAACCAGAATTTGGTAGTCTTTTACCTGCAATTATCTTTGAACCAATTGACGGAAACATTGGGGATAAAATAGAAAGTGCTATTAGAGAGGCTCTTGCACAATGGTTACCATATATTACAGCAGAAAATGTAGTAACGATTACTGATGAGGCAAATCCAAACCAAGTTATAGTTAATTTGGAATTCAGAGTACAGACGGATGACCCTGATTCATTAGAGAATATTACATTTAATTTTAATACAGGAGGATAGGATGGCAAATCCAGACTATAATACAAATAAAAAGATAGAGAAAAAAGAAGTACAATATCTTGGGAGAGAGTTTTCTGATATAAGAAATAATCTACTTGAATTTGCTAAATCTTATTTTCCAAAAACATACAATGACTTTAATGAATCATCACCAGGTATGATGTTCATTGAAATGGCTGCATATGTTGGTGACATTTTAGGATTCTATATTGATAACCAATATCGTGAATCATTATTACACGCTGCAGAAGAAAAGAAAAATATTTATAAGATTGCACAATCATTTGGATATAAACCAAAACTTAGTTCACCTGCAACTGCAATTTGTGAATTTACAATAGAAGTTCCTGCAGTTCAAGTTGGACAAACCTATCAACCTAATTTAGATTACGCACCTATACTTGATATGGATAGTACTTTCTCATCAACACAAGGTACGACATTTAGATTGTTGGATGATATTAATTTTAAAGCTTCGAGTTCATTGGATAATATGACTCAAGAGATTTCACAATATAGTGGTGAAGTTCCATCACATTTTAAATTGACTAAAAAAGGATTGGTAAAGTCAGGTACAAAAACATCACAAGAATTTACATTTGGTAATGCTACAAAATTTGATAAAGTTATTTTAAGTAATTCTAATGTGATTGATATTATTAGTTGTACAGATAGTAAAGAAGATAAGTGGTATGAAGTTCCATTCTTGGCTCAAGATACCGTATTTGCTTCTATGGAAAACTCTGAGAAGAATAGTCCTGATTTATCTACACATAAAAAAGAATCACCATTCTTATTAAAGTTAATTAAGACTGCTAAAAGATTTACTACATATGTTCGTAGTGATGGTAAAACAGAAATAAGATTTGGAAGTGGTATTAGTTCAAACGCAGATGAAGAGTTGATTCCTAATCCAGACAATGTTGGTTCATCATTATCACTTGGTGTGAACAAGTTAGATGCATCATTTGACCCGAGTAACTTTTTAAATACAAGAACATTTGGTTTATCACCAAGTAACACTACATTAAAAATAACTTACACTTATGGTGGTTCTATTAAAGATAATGCAATCTCAGGTACGATTAAGAATCTTGATAATATTAATTTCACAATCGATACCGATGGATTGACTACTTCATTAGTTAATGATATGAAGGCAAGTTTAGAAGTTACAAACGAAGAACCAGCAACTGGTGGTTCAGGTGGTGAGAGTAACGAAGAGGTAAGACAAAATGCATTAGCATTTTTTAACTCACAAAATAGAGCAGTTACAAAAGAAGATTATATAATTAGAGTTTATTCATTACCACAAAAGTATGGTAATATTGCTAAATGTTTTATCGTACAAGATGAACAATTAGAAGAGAACACCAAACTGATTATGAAGAATGGTAAAATTTCTAAGAACACATCAATCAGTACTTTACCTAATCCATTAGCATTAAACTTCTATACTTTAGGATATGATGCAAATGAGAACTTAGTAACATTGAATCAGGCAGTAAAACAAAATTTAAAAACTTATTTATCACAATACAGAGTGTTAACAGATGCAATTAATATTAAAGATGCATACATTGTAAATATTAGTTGTAGATTTTCTATTATCGCTCAAAGAGGATATAATAAAAATGAAGTATTGTTAAAGGCAATAGAGGAAGTTAAAAAACATTTTGAGATAAAGAAATGGCAAATCGGACAACCGATTATTTTAAGTGATATAGCTTATAAGATTTCTTTAGTGGATGGTGTTGCAAGTATTGTACCACCTGAAGATGATAATCCACAAAAACAAATGGTTGTTATAGAAAACGAATACCAAACAGAAAGTGGATATAGTGGGCATGTCTATGATATACAATCAGCTACAAAAGACGGAATCATTTATCCATCATTAGATCCTTGTATATTTGAATTGAAGTTTCCAAATACAGATATTCAAGGTAGAGTAGTAGGAGATGTATAATGCATTATTTTGAATATCCAACAACCGACACAACATTATACGAGGGAACAGTAACTTCATCATACAACACTGGACTTGACCAGATATTAGAAGTTAGAAAAAATACAAACTCAAGTGGAACTACGGTAAATGTTTCTCGTATCTTAATTAAATTTGATTACGGATACATTAATTCACAAGTTACCGCAGGAGTTATTCCAAGTACAGCTAAATATTATTTGAATCTATATGATGCAAGTTCTGAAGAGTTAGCAGTAGAACAAACATTATTTGGATATATGGTTAGTGGTAGTTGGAGTGGTGGAACAGGATTTATGGATAGAGATCCAGTATTGAGTGATGGTGCAAGTTGGAAGTATCGTGACAATGACACAACCAAAACACAATGGTTAAATGGTAGTGACACTCAAGGTGGAACTTGGTTTAGAACACAAACAGGTAAATATAAAGTTAGTGGTTCATCAAGTTTAGTTTATGAAACAAAAGATATTAGAATGGACATAACCGATATGGTTAAGAATCATATATACTCAAGTTCGGTTTATCCTAATAATGGATTCATAATCAAGAGAGAAAATATACCAACATCACAAAGTGCATTTTCTATATTCGATCCCACAACCGCTACAGGTTCGGCTGAACACGATACATCTCAGTTGGGACACTTAAAGTTTTTCTCAAGAGAAACAAATACAATCTTTCCACCTAAGTTAGAAGTTGAGTGGGATGATTCAAGTTGGAGTACAGGTAGTTTAAGTGCATTAAGTGCAACTGATTTAGAAAACTTAACAATATACTTCAAGGGTATGAGAGATGAATATAAAGAAAAGTCAAAAGTAAAATTTAGATTTGTTGGTAGAGAAAAATATCCAACAAGAGGATTTGGTACTACACCAGCCGCATTAACGGTAAAATACTTACCAAGTGGTAGTCAAGCAATGGGACAAGGAACATACTATTCAGTAAAGGATACTATAACGGATGATACTATAATACCATTCGGTACAGGTTCAATTGTTAGTTGTGATAGTACAGGAAATTATTTTAATCTTTGGATGGATGGATTCCAACCAGAAAGATTTTATAAGTTTCAAATAAAGGTAGTTAGTGGAAGTGGAGCAACTCAAACTTCCCAAGTCTACGATGAAGATTATACATTTAAAGTAGTGAGGTAAATATGTCTTTTATAATTGCAGAACCTTGTGTCGGAACTTGTGATACAGCTTGTGTCGAAGTTTGTCCAGTTGATTGTATACACGGCCCATTTGATAAAGAGGGTAGAGGTGAAGAAGCAAAAGCAGATGGATTCAATCCTGATGGATTACAATTGTATATAAATCCAGAGGAGTGTATTGATTGTGGAGCTTGTGAACCTGAATGTCCTGTAGAGGCAATCTTTGATGAAGATGAGATGCCAGATGAATGGAACAAATACATAAAACTGAATTATGATTATTTCGGTGTGGAGATGTAAAATGCCATATACAATTGAAAAAGCAAGAAGTTCAGACTTCTATAAAAATGTTCAAGATTCCGATGAACGAAAACAATTAAAGAAAATCCAAGAAGAAACTCAGAGAGCAGCTATGAGTGGTTCTGCACTCGATGCAACAGATCCTTTACGAGATGAAAATGGGTTCTTGTTATCATTTGAGGATCCTAAAAATCCTGGTTCTTCTTATGAAAAACCATATCAATATGTTAGATTAGCAGTTGTACAAAAATCTTCCAATAGACAATTATTTTCTGAGTTCTTTGAGAGGGAAGATAATACAGGTAAGGCAGATTTTCAAGAGTTGGGTATAGCACAAAGTGTAGTTGACGAGGGTGATACAACACAACCTGAACTTGAGGGATTACGAATAGAGTTAGAGAATAAAATAAAAGCTCAAGATGAATTGAATACCACATTAAATGAAACCATAACAGAATTACAAGAGGAACTTGCTAAAGTAGCAGAGGGTTAGGATGTTAAAATACGGATTAAATCCAAAGGATAGAGAACAATTAGAAATACCAAAGAATCAGTATACTGGATTCGGTAGAGGTGATGGTGATTACATACATATCTATGCTTACACTTCAGAGGATCCTCTTACAGACGAAAGTGATGTATTGGTTGCTGATGAAATATTTCCTGTTAGTAATGTAGATTTCTTTGATGATAAAACAATGGACATTGATGTAGGTGGACACTTACGACAGATGGGATTGGTAGAGGGAATATATAAAGTTAAGTATTTATTCCTTAGAAGACTTGCAGGTAAAAACCAAACCGTATTAGTAAATGACGAAGGACAAGTGCATGTTGGTAAGGTTCAAACAAAACTTATCAATGGTGAAACAAGATATTACTCTACAAAGAAATTTGGTAAAAGACAATCAAGACAAGAATTAAAAGAAGTATTTCCAAAAGAACTAAAATATGTTTTGTCAAAGATATCTTCAGATAAAACTGAAGTAGAAGTTAGTCTTCAAAATATTAGTAACAGAATCTATTCTAAAAACTTCAAAGAAATAAATAAAATTATAAACTACACACCAAAGAAAACAACCAATGGTGGTAAGATTAGATTTGACTTAACTGATCCTAATGTGTTGGTTATGATACCTGAAAATGGTGAACGAGGATTTACGGATGCTATGGTTGGTGGTAGGATAACTATCAAGGGTATGTATAGTATCACAAGAGATGTGATAGAACCAGGGCCGTTTCCAGAACCAGGATTTGGTGCAAATTCAGCTACTGCTCCACCTGATGATTTAGGTGTATTTGATAAAGCTGTAAAGGGTGAAGAAACTGATATAGAGGAAATAGTTGAGGTAGTAAAAGTTCCTGAACAAGATGATGAAACAAAGTTCAGAGATGATTATTCTAATGTATGTTTTACAGGTGATACAAAAGTAAAATTAAGTAATGGTAGACAAGTTCCAATAAAGTATTTAAGAAATGGAATGAAAGTTAAAACCGAATTTGGTTATGCAAAAATATTAAAGGTAATTAAATCAGAAAGACCTTATGGTACTGAACTATCTAAGTTTAGAAATCTAATCACAACAGACAACCATCCAATAAAACATCGTGGACAATGGTATAAGGCACACGAGATTGGTAAGATGTATCGTTCACAACCACTTGATGTTTATAACTTGATTCTTGATAAACACCATACAATAGTTGCAAACAATGTTGTTAGTGCAACTCTTGGTAAGTGGGAGTCAATGAGTAAGTTTGAAATGTGGAGAGAAAAACAAATAACTATGTTAAGAGCATTCGATGAGGGTGAACAAGGTTTCGGTGATTCATTTGATAATGAACCTGAAGAAATACCAGAGGGTAACTTTGTAAATAGTAATGAGGTTATCGTAGATAGAATCGTACCGAGTGTTACTACTAAAAATTTAGAAAGAGTAATGGCAGTTAGTTCGGTAACAGATGCACCGATTCAATTACCAGAAGATCCACAAGTAGAAGTTCCAATTGATTTTGAAGCTACAATAACAGAGGTTTTAGATTTCAATAGAATTAGAGTTAACTTGAGTTATCAAGGTGGAGCAAATATAAATAAACATACTGGTGAGGATAATGAAAGACAGATATTTGAAAACTTTATGGTACACTATACCAAATCTCAAATTGAGAGATTAAATACTTACTTAGTTGTTAATGGACAATATCATTTGGTATTAAATGAAAAGACTGATTTTAGTACACCAAAGAAAAGGATGTTTAAATTATATGAACCATTAGCAGATGATGTCGAGGAAATGGATTTATGTTATTTCGTAGAAGAGAAAATGGATTCATATGAGGATACGATAAATTTAATTCCATTTGAAGAAATAGAAGATGAGGTTTTATTTTTAAGATTACCAGATTTTAATTCTACAAACAATCCAATTAATTTTAGAGGAACTAAATTTAATAACTTCAATCAGTTGATTGGTAGTGATTCAAAAGTTCAAGAAGATATTCAAGACAAATTAATATCAGGAAGTTTACTTGATACACAAGTCAATGTTGATTATACAAAGAGAACAAAGACTATTGGTGAAGATAGTGATTTCGGTTTCGGTAACTTTATTCACTTTGGAAGTGCAGAAAAAAGAATTAATAATTTCAAAAAGAAATTAGAGTTGATTGAAAGTTATACGGCATCAAGTCAATCATATATGAGTGTAACAGGTTCATCAAAAACAGTTGCAGGATTTGAGGCAAAACGAAGAAGAGTAATAAATAGTTTTGACCCGTATGAACACTACTTGTACTTTGAGAGTTCATCTTATTCAACAAGTTCATTAGGTGAGTTCTATAGTGCATCTTGGCCAAAAGAAACATCAACAAAACCATATAGGTTGGTTCACACTACAGGTTCAGCTGCTACTACTTGGTATGGTACTTGGACAGGATATGGAAGTACATTCGATAAGGCAAATCGTGAAAGGTTGGTAAACAATTTACCATTGCATGTTTCTACCGATACACAAAATAATACTTTCTTAGATTTTATGGATATGACAGGTCAACAATTTGATGAGATATATGTTTACTTGAGACACTTTACTGATATGAATGAAAGAGCAAATAAATTATCAGAGGGTATTTCAAAAGATATTGTTAGGGAAGTTGCAAAGACAATGGGTTGGAATGTAGTTGAGGGTAATGACTTGATGATATTACCAGAATATTTATTAGGAAAGACACCAACAGGTGCTAGTAAATATGAAACACCACAAGAACAAGTGACTGAAGAAATATGGAAACGATTACTTGCAAACTTACCTTTTTTTATGAAGACAAAAGGTACACAAAGAGCAATGAAAGGATTACTGAATTGTTATGGTATTCCGAGTTCGATATTAAGAGTAAGAGAATATGGTGGGCCTGATAAAGGTACAAGAGTAAATTATGAAATAAAAAGAAAGTTTACATATGCGTTAGATTTTAAATCACAACAATATGTTAATGTACCGTGGAAGAGTGATGGTACGAGTGGAATAAAACCTGAAACAGTTGAGTTTAGATTTAGAAGTCCACAATCAAAAGACCAGGTGATAGTACATAAAGGAACTGGTAATAATAGTTGGGCTATCCAATTACAAGATAACGGAGCAACTGATGACTATGGTTATCTAAAATTTGCTATTAGTGCTTCTGCTGGTGTTAATTTTATAACTTCATCATTACTACCATTTTATAATGACGATATGTGGAGTGTGATGTTAACAAGAAAATCACAGAGTGGTGCTGATTTGACTGCAGATACTGCAACACAAAAGATAACTTATGAGTTAACTACAAAACAATATGATGCAAGTAGAGAGGTTGTTCTATTCTCTGATAGTCAAAGTATGAATGTAGATGGTAGTACAGGAGCTAATGTATACAATACTGCATTTTCTACTAACGGAACAATACACATTGGTGGTAAAGAGAGTGGTGGATATACAAACTTATTTAGTGGTTCGTTGATGGAGTTTAGATTGTGGAGTGAACCATTAAGTCAAAGTGTATTTGATAATCATACAAGAGCACCAAAATCTTATAATGGTAATACTACAGAATCTTTCTTTGATAACTTAATTCATAGGACACAATTAAATGAT